GCTGCCTGATCATCGTAAAATGCTTTGTCCTGGATCACCTTGAGAATTGTGGTTCGGTTGACAGTTCCCACAACTACGAGACCTGAATAAACCGTATCGCCACTGAACTGAGTGATTGATCCATCATAGAAGTACTCTGACGCATCATCATCAATGTTAAATCCATTCTGCAACGTGATAATGTTGTCAGTGCTCCTCTCAGATGGTGTCGGAGAAGTGATATCCAATTCATCATTACCACTGAATGCCTCATCATCAGCCAAGTCCTGCAACCACCGATGCAGTTCCAATACCGTGTATGTATTAGTATTGGCACTATGCCGAATGTCGTAGGCACCCGCATTATAAGTAATTGTAAAATCGTCACCTATTGCCATGAGTTGTTACTCCTTTTTGAGTTTTTGGAAAACATTGAAACCAGTACTGGTGCTTGTTCTACGACGTTGAGTAGTCTTTACCGAAGGTACTCTCGTTTTACGCCCAGCTACTTTGGATAAAAGAGCTGCATCTTCCCTTTCGTCTTTGAGCATTACCTGGGCTGCACTACGAGCTTTCTGATGACGAGAACTATCAGTCTTGATTGCTTCAGCCCGAGCAAGCGTACTGGCATCTTCTCGTGCTCTCCATTGTTCTTCTGTAAGATTATCAGGATACGTATCTTTTATTGCCAATTTAGAATCACCTCCTCTTACACTTTTCTCGGGTTGATATAATTGTTTTAATATATATGCTCACCTTTATGGTCGATCGAACGGTGAGTGGTCGCTGAAGGCTGTCAGGCTATACCTTTTGCCATATGCGGGTAGTAGATCCAATGTACTCTAACGTAGGCCACCCAATTCGCCTCCAGTCACCAATGTAAGATTGAACATCTTCCCAGAATATCTCATTACCCCAATCGTGCACAGCTATTAGATCTCCGGGATATAGGTACTGACTGTACATCTCAACTTCTTGTTTCTTTTTTCCATTATCACAATAGAGTAATTTCTTCGCTGGGTCACTTAACAATTTGATTAATGATCGCGAAGGCACCAGGACACTCTCTATATGAAAGTAGACTTTTTCACCGAAGTACTTGCGATTATTCCTTGTGAGATCTACATTATCATATGTATGTATAGGTAGTGATGGAAAGATGTCTTCCATCAACTTAGTCAATCCACCCTGATGTGTTCCCAGTTCAATGATTAATTCAAATGGCTCCTGAGCAAGTATTCCCAACATATGGAATACCTGTTTTTCCTCATGCTTGAAAATTACATTCAGACCACTTCGATGTTTCAATGCATGAGTGAAACTACCCTTCTGTTTCCGTTTTTGATTATGTATGTCGTATGTCATTTTAATCTTACATGTATTGAGTAGTAGTATATGTATTAGAAGTAGCAGTAGAACCACCAAAAGATGAGTTATATACTTGTACATAGACTCTTCGCCGTGGTGGTGTCATCCGTATGTTCTTTTCATGGATTGTATCCATTAAAAAATCATAGGCATCATTTATTTCCTTCATTTTTATATCATCATCCGCATGATCTGGATGGTACTTCATTGCTAAATGTCTACGTGCCTTTTTGAGTATATCGCGGTAGCCAACGATTCGCCGTTTTAATTCCTCTACGGGTAACGGCACATTCGGCGCTTTCATGAATGGCGGTAGTTCTCCTGGGCTGAGTTCAAATAATTTCTCAGTGAATGGATGATGAAGCAATCGCTGGTGTTGAGGACTTATCTGTTTCATGTTATTTCCAAAATTGAGTTTTCATACGAGCAAAACGAACAACTGGATATTCACGTGAGATGTAGTATCCAATCCCATCTGTTAAATGGCTGAGCATTGAATCAGACTTCTTATCAATTTCTCCTATAGAACCTTCAAGAATCTTTACTCCCTCAAAATCTTTAATTGTGTTTACACACGTAGCATCTATCTGAAACTTAACATCACCAATCATAGACATTAGACGTGAGTTGACTGAATTGATTCTCGCGCGTTCTCGGGGATTTGATTTTTTAACCTTGAAGGTGAGACGATCACCAAAGACAGGATACAATTTCTGTTTAATCAAATCCCAATCACTACCTTTAACTTTCGCTGACCCACCGGCACCACCAGTCGCATCACCATAACAGAAGACAAGACCTTGATGTTCTCCCCATTGCTCAATTAACTTGTCGCATACCTTTTCTGTATTTGAGTTTCGCCTGATAAACACTTCACCAATCACAGATGTACAGGTCTGCCCAAGCAATGGTGTCTGAGATATTGGCCAATCAGTCATTTCTTGTAAAACTGTAGCAGTACCTGGCGCTACGTTAAAGTCGAAACAGAAGATGAAGGGAGCCTTAGGATCATAGTACTGTTTACAGTTGGAGACATGAACTTTTGAATTGAATTTGTAATACGCCAACCCGGAGAAAACCACGAAGGAACCGCAATACTCTTGTTCATACGTGAGTTCATCGAGATCCATCTTCGCTTGGATAATCTCGTCTTCTTCGAGTATCTCTTCTGATAACCAATGCCATGTCGCCCAGACTTTTCTTCCTTGTTTATCAACGAGTGTACTGGCTTCCGCATTTTTCACCAAGTCGTAATAATGATTTCTACCTTCAGGAACACCTACAAATGAACATGTCCCTCTCCTATCACTGAGCGCTGGACGTACATGGGCTCCCCATGTTTCCTCTTTCATGTTACCGTATTCATCCAGTTCTCCATGATCCCAAGGACGACCTTCTACTCTCTCTGGCCTGTCCATTCCCAGAACATGTAGTTCACTTATAGTACCATACCGATTGTAAATGTAGATTGTAAGATTTGATTCGCTGACGGGCCTTGCCCTAAGAGACTTCGGACAAAGAGCTTTGAGATCTTCCCAGTAGATGTCTTTTGCTTGTTGACGTGTAGGAGCAGAGACAAATCCTCTCCAATTAGGGAACTTTCCTTGATTCCCTTCTAATGCTTTTTTTACAAACTTCCTCTTCCCTTCTATCTCTGTCTTCCCAGAACGTCTACCGGCATACACGATATTAAAACGGGCAGGAGACAACCACATGGCTGCCTGTACTTCGTGATATTTCAATGGTTGCACATTGAAAATAGAGTTGACCTTTGGTGGATTATTAGTCATGTAACCTTCTACTGATTAAATATTGGTCGATTGTTTATGAAAAGTATCTGCTCAGGTATACGTTCTTGCTCATCACATGGCTTATTATACTTACACTTCCCAGTATCAGGATCGAGGTAATCACAGTAACCTTCCCATAAGCAATAATAATCATATGTTGGATTGTCTGTCATTCATCCACCATTGGAATAGAGTTCTCTAAGGTATCATATGCCTCCCTGATATCCTCAGCAATCTGGTCTGGTGTCCTGGAAGATTCATCCTTGTCCTGTAGATAATATTCATCAGGAAACTTCCTTTCCAGACGCCATGCAGCTGCCTTCCAATTGGGGAGCAATACCTTCTTGCGTATCCTGATTGTTCTACCTTTATCTGGAGAGAATGTAATCTCACGTTCTCTAACTGCTGCACCACCTTCTGCTGCCCTATCAATCACCTGCAGAAGTTCAGATTCCTTCCTGGCTTCGATGCGTTTGATGTACCTGCGGAATTGAGTATATGGACTAATTTCAGGGTCTGTTCTTCCACGTCTCATCCAATACTGAAAGTTCGGGTAATTGACACCACATATTTCACATGCCCTATTATATGGTAGCCCAGCTTCAATAGAAGCATACAACATACGCCTTACCCGTGGATTGAAGTTTCTTATTCTCCTTCCCCGTGTATACCCCCAACGTCGTCTTATACTCCTTGCTTCCGGCATCCTATTTCCTTCCTTGTCATTACTCACTAATGGGTTCCATAAAACAGTCCATTATTAATGACAAGGACAAAATGTATGGAAAGGGTGCATTCAATTCTCACCTTAAAAACAGCCACGCGTAAGTATATATTAGCTATAAAAGTGCCATAAAATGAGTATTACAGGCCGTTTTCAGCATATCCCATATATCACCCTATATACCCTATAATACCAGTGCCTTAGATGTTATATCAAAAATGGTGCAAAAAAAGTGATGTGATTAGAGTGAGTTCGGTCGGAGCCGTCAAAAAGGGTGCATTTTGGGTCAATTTGGTGCGTTTTGTACTACATTGTGTCACTAAAAAAACGGAATAAAACCGATATAGGCATGTAACTGACTATAATCACATCGAAAAAAAACGGACTCACCAGGCAGCGAGGCCTTTACAATCAGTGATAAAAGGAATATAGAACACATAGTTCTTTTAAAACGTGTTCGGGCGCTGTCGGAGGGGCGACAGCATTGGTCAGCTCAAAAGGGTTGATCGAAAACCAAATAATCCTTCCCGAACATTCAATTCTCACTCTTTAAAAATTTGGCTTGTGAAACGGTTTACGGTTGAGAAAAGTTTTTCTCGGTGATAGACTGCTTACCTACCCTACCATCAATCAGCAGAAAAAAGCCTGCTGGCTGGGTTCGATGGACAACTAAGAAAAGCCTTCCGGTTATAGGAAAACGATTAAAGTCGAAACCAACTCACAAGTCAGTAAAAACGCGGAACCTAACGCTGAGTATTTTTTCTCAGTTATGGTACCAGTTAATTTTATTGACGGCCAGCCATTCAACGCACCCATTGTTGTCACTTTGGTGAGTTGCTTGCGGGGATCCGGTTTTCCGGGTTCCCAATCTAAGTCGTACTGAAAAACTCCCGAAGCTGGAAGTCTACCAAGACGGAAAGCCTGTCCCGGATGGTTTTGAAAATAGGACCGAACCCAGTTTGCATAATGGTACCAAGTAGGCCTATGGGACGATCGTTTGGAATACCGATTTGAAAAACTCATTAGTAAGTTACTTGCTCTTGAAAAGTAAAATCGCAGGTACGCATCATATCCTCCTCCTTTTAAAGTTAAAGCCTGGGGCCGAGCTTATGTTCGGCCCCACAATAAAAGGCATCGTTTGGACGCGTCACAGCACCTCAGGGTGCCTTTTATTGTGTTTATAGGCTGTTCCATTAACCAAATTAAGGGAGGACCTGACAATGGCGAAAAAACTTGAAAAAATTGCTCAAAATTCTACTATTGCCGCTATCAAATACGGAATCCTACAATCGAATATGTTCCCGTATGAGACAGACAGTGAGAAGACTCTTGTGAAAAACTTCTATCCAGTCAAACAAGAGATTTCAAACATGACCAATGGTAACGACAAGGAAGAGTTGAAGGCAATCAAAGAGTACTGTGAAGTGGAAGCGTCGATGAAAATACTCGATTGCAAGTACACTGAACTTTACTCAATTTGTTCGGAAATCGATGGTTGGTTCATGCTTATTAAAAAGCTGATGAAAAAAGCCGACTACATCGCTTCCCACAAGGACCACTACGGTTACAAAACAATCGTAGAGGGTGAGTATAACGGCATTCGGTTTCTTTTGAATGTTCTGGATGGCATGGAAGGAATAGTCGTCAAGAGAAAAGAGATTTCCAAACTTCTCAAATAGCCGAAACGGGGAAAACTTCTCCCCGTCTGGACAGCATGGGTAACTGTTCACTGATGAGGCAACCCAATCAACTACTTTCACAAGGAGGATTTATCATGGCAACTTTTAATGAGAAGATGTATGACAATGCCGTCTATCGTTTCGTTTCTCTCACTTCTAAGTATGGTCGAGAAAAAGGAATCCAGATGATGGTCGCTGGAATCAATCGCTATACTAATGTTAGAAGGCTGGCCGCAACCGAACAGGTCGCCAAGGACATTGGAGAAGTCGCGATCGCTAAGTATGTCCGCAATCGTATTCTCAACATTAGTTAATGCCGAAACGCTCCTTCGGGAGCGTCCAGTAGAATTGATTACTCTACTGCTGATGAGGCAAATCACTAACTACAAAGGAGGATTTATCATG